GGCTTCAGTTTTTTCGCCATAGTAAATTTCTGGGCGATGTTCAGCAGAAACAATTTCGCCTGAAAAGTGGCGAGAGTTTGAGCGATAGTTTTTTCCTACAAGTAGGCTTTCGATTGTGTAGAGTTTGGTAGCCATTGGCAGACCTTCTTTCGTTGTTGTTATAGTAGACATTATACACGAAAGCACTGACAAAAAATAATTACTAGCCAGTAAGTCCATGATGTGAGACGCTCAAGCCGTGTGATAGTAATCACATTTATCATGTGGACGACACGCCCGAGATCTGTGGATAACCCTGTCAAATCGACACGCCGCAAAATTCGGGGGATTTTATAACGACTTCATAACGACACGCCCGACCCCGCACCAGTGTGGGGGTGACGCCCTGAATTGTCAAGGCGACACGCCGTTTATTTATTGTGAGTTACGTCTCATCTTCTATCTCTGCTAGATAGTCCTCATGCTCTACTAGCCCAATCGCAAACGCTACGGGATCGCAACATTCTAGAATTTCGGCGGGGGTGAATGTAGAGTAGCCGATTTTTACTGTAGGATAAACATCATTAAGTAAATCTATAAAGCTTTCTTTAATTTCTAAATCTTTTTCTAATTGTGATTTCATTTAGTTAATTCTCTCATTTCTTCTAGAAAGTCATGCCATACAATGCGCCCCATGTAGAGGGCGGGTACTACAAGGGCTAATTGCACTAGGGTAGTTAGTAGTCTATTCATTTAGTCATCCAATCATCATCATTGTTAAAGCCGATAGGGGCTACTTGCTTATTACTCTTTATCTTATTGTATACCTTAGCACCGACAAGAATAACGGCGGTCAAGATGATAAACGCCCATGATAGGGATAGATAGATAAAGTCGCCCATGTCGAACATGAAGCCGTATTCATTTAGTTCAATAGTCATTTACTTATCTCCGAACATGTTAAAGACTTCGTCTAGTTGCTCATCTGTTAAGTGGTCAATCTGTATAGCCTTAGAGAAGCCTAATACATCATCTTCATCATTATCTAGTGCCTTATTGTATTCTTCTTCTTCATCTAGGTGAATGTATGCGTCTGATACATCTGCCTGTATAGTGTCCCATTTAGTCATCATTAGTTCTGTTCTACCTTTCGCATGTGTGCTACAACATTTTTAGAAACCTTTTGTAGGTCTGCTACAACCTTATTCATTTCGTCTGCGCTATTAGCGGTAAAGCCTGCGCCTAGTAGTTGAGCGCCGTCCCATAGTGAGTATGTGATTGTCATTGTCTGTTCTTCTTTCGTTAGTTGGTTATAGTTGGAATTATAGCGGATAGGTCGGACATTATCAAGACGACACGCCGTAGCATGTGCCCTATGCGGTGTGAGTTACCTCACACACGCACTCTATGCAATAGCAAGCCTTGCTAGAGAGTAGGTCACGCAATAGAGCCTTGCGTGTGTAGGCATTTAGTCCATAGGAGGACTTTACGCCTCCGTTATGAAACTCATGGACGATAGTGGAGTATAACTCCTCGGTTAGCATAGTCATTATTTGACCGCCTTTCTTGAACAATTTTCTTTATGTACGAAACAAGCGTATTCGCACTCTGAGCAGATACTATCTGCAAGACGCTCACGGATTTGTGAGTAACTCTCTAGAGAGTTTCTATTTTCATGGATTGAGTTCATTTGAACTCCTTTCTTGTTAATCACCTTGATTAACTTTCTTTATACTTTAAGCATAACAGGGGGGACTGACAAATAGAGCCATTACTGACCAGTATTAAAATAAATCTTTGTGATGCTCATCACATTCACGCTCAAGGTCATTTATCTATGTGCGGACTATGCAGACAAAACGGACATTTCAAATACGTGTATCGTACATATTAAAAATTTATTAACATTTTATGAAATCTCAAATCGCAGTTGACTAAATTTATAATGCTATACTTTTAACATGAGAAGTAAAAAAATTCTAGTTAATGCTTCTCCAGGATCTGGAAATACTTTTTGCAAAACACTTATAGCTGAAAATCTTGGTGTTACGGTTATTTGGCAAAATCATGAAGTAGGTGCTTTTCGAGAATGGCCAGACGCTGTATTTATATTAAGAGATCCATACGATGCAATTGCTTCTGCGTGTGAAATTATTATTCACAATTTATCAGATAAAGATTTTGAGTATTATCAAGCCAATAAAGAATCTAGGCTAAATCATAAAATTATAGAGAACATAAGAAATTATGAACTTATGTTAAACGCATTAGATGAATTTCCTTTAATAAAGGCAGTCACTTTTGAATTTTTAACTAATCAGCCAGAAGAATTTTTAATTTCTATTGCTAAGCGATTTGATCTTAAATTTTTGCAAGAAAGACAGCCCGCATATGAAATATTGCGGCGAATGAAAAGTCAAAGCGAGTCTAGGGCTCCTAGAGGTAAAACAGCAGAACGTAAAGAAATAGACAGAATAGTTAGAAACAACGAAAATATGCCACTGCTATATGAAAAATATTTAAAGTTGAAGGAAATAATACAGTCAACTGAAAATTCCGTATAATAGATTGTGATATAATTTATATTATGTATGAGCAAATTAAAGATGAAAAGCTGTCAATTCCAGAAAATATTACTAATCTGGTATTAGAAGCTAAATTAAAAAATTTGCCATTTGCAGTATTAAAAGGCGGGGTCAAAAATATCTTCAGCAAAGAAGACTTTGATAAATATAATGAACATATAAAAAATGACTTCTATTCTCAAACTTACAAATCTAGGGCGGTCATAGAGGAAGAAGATTTAAAATTTTTTCCAATGTGGTATCAGATTCAAAAAGCTTTAATTAAAATTTACGGGAACCCTACTAAACCATACAATAGTATTATGCAAACAGGTGAGTATGCAATTGACAAGGTTCACGCTAGTTTACATCGTGATAGATCTGATGTCGTACATTTGTGTTGCTACGGTACAGTTGAATGGCTACTTGTTGATGTAGAGAAAAAAGAAGAGCATCGAATAACAATGGAGCCTGGTGATGTTCTATATATGAGAGGCTATACTTTGCACGAGACTGTGCCTTTATCTGTTAGAGGCTCTTTAGTGTTTATGAACTTGCCGCTAGAGGAATTTCCAGAAATAGACCCACAAACTTTTAAAACTGAAGAAGATCTAGAAGAATTTAAAAGAAAACAACGACTAGAGTTTTTAGATGATCTGGAAAAAGGAATTTAATATTTATTTACTATTACAGTCAACTAGAACTATGCTATAATAGATATATGAAATGTGATTTTTGCGAAAACCCAAAGTACGTGGAGCGTATTAATGCTAAAGGCGTACTAGAAAATTTTTGTACAAAATGCATCGAAAAATTAGTGGCGGGAAACCGAATACGCTAGTCCCTAGGGGATATAGCTTAATCTGGTTAAAGCACTTGTCTTATATACAATAGATTCTGGGTTCAAATCCCAGTATCCCTACAAATGACGGGTAGTATAATTAAAGTATGAGTAACATAGTAATTTCAGCTCCAGCAGGATCAGGTATGACTTATGCGACACTGCTTCTTAAGCTTGCATATAATAATCAAGCAGAGGGCTGCGGGCATGAAAGATTTGAGATAGAAAATTCAGGACCTCAGATAGTAATTTTAAGAAATCCCTATGATACCGTAGCATCAGGTGCGGAAAGATGGGTAAAGGGATCTGGACATAGCAATTTTGAAATTCAAGGACAAGCAATAGATTCAACAGATTTAGAAGGAATGAAAAATAATATTAGAAATGAAGAAGCGAGATATCTTACTTTTTTTAAAGACATAGAGTCTTTAGATCATATTAAAATTTTAAGTTTTGAGTTGTTAACACAAAATACTAAAAAATTTATTCAAGAAGCTGGTTCACATTTTGGCTACACATACGATGGTGATGAAGAATTAGAAGCTAAAACATTTAATGAATTAAAAATACATGGATATGAAAATAGAGCACCACGTGAAAAATTTCCTGCTCGTCAAACAATTGAAGACATTATGGCAAAGAAATATAATAAAGAAACTTGGGAATCTTGGAAAATTTATTCTGAACTAAAAGCAAAACTAGACGAAAAAGGTTTATAAAATGAAAAACGTTTATATGATTAGTGATTGTCATCTATCTAGAGCAATTGAGCACTACTATCCAGAAAAGCATGACGTGACATTTATTCCTTGGCCTAAAGCTGCTAAGAAGATGTTTGGGTTTAGTGTTGAACAAATGCGGGAGGAAGATGAGATGTCTTCTGGAGTTGAAATTGCTAGAACTGTAGATCATAGGCCACAACCATTCTCAATTATTAAAGATGATGGTATATTAGCTCTATGGATGGGATATGTCGACACTAGAACATTCTTGCCTCATTATAAAAATGCAGACAAGGTAGTCAAAAAATTTATCGACAATATAAAGTTAAACTTTCCTAATTCTCGTGTTGTGATTATAGAGCCATTGCCTCAGTTTACTGAGATGCTGCTAAAGCATGAAGGAATTAGTCCTTACTACACACATGAGCAGAGAATAGATCAGAATAGAGAGTTCTTGGCTGCATTACACAAGCATGCAGGTGAAGCGGGATTCGAAATAATTATTACTCAGGAAGATATACTAGATGCATTAGGAGTTCCTGAACTAACTCCATCCATGACACATACAGATGCTCCACATCCAGTAGATGGATTAAAGCCTGAGCATATGGCAAAGATCTGGAAGTTATTTTCAGATAAACTTAGTATTATTGCAGTTGACTAGGATATATATGAAGAAGATTTATGCAGGGATATTTCTAATTGCGACAGCAATCCTTACAGGAGCTATGTTGTCTTCATTTTTAAAATGGGCGGGGGATAAAGAGATCTTTGATCTTGATGACGAATATGACCTATAAGAAGTGGAAAGTATATATCTATCTAATTAGATTCTCCATGACTCTTATCAGTCTATTTCTCGTCTTACTTGCTTCTGGGAAAATTTAGAATAATCACGTAAAGGCTTTTATTGGCCCCTCCCGTCCTTGGGTAGGCAAATAGCCTAGTAAAGGCTTAGAGAGCCTCTAGGGGCTTTATATGGGGTATATCAGGAAGTTGCTGCAGTTCAGATAATATGTTTCACGTGGAACAATATATTACAGTTGACTAGAATGTTCTTCTCTCGCGGCGCACTTTTTTCGCACTATATGGCGATTAATGTTCTTTAAATTCTCCCATGAATGCTTCAGAAAGCTCTTCGCCTTCTAATCCAGAAGCCTGGTACTTATTTATAAGATCTCTAGTAAATTGTGGATTTTCTTTTAGCGGTCTCATCCATGAACCAATAAACTCTTTAAGGTCCTGAGTGTCTTTGTTTTTAATCTGCTCGTAATATTCTGGAGTCTTGTAGTTATAAAATGTTCCTGGGTTATCTTCTGCTTTTAGCACAAAGTTTGAGAAAGCATATCTTCTTCCAGAAGTAACTGGCATTACTCCATGAGCATGTGGATTAAAAGCACCGTGTATAACAAGGTCGCCTCTTTCTGGCTTTATTGTCAGGGCATCTTCCCTTGCAACTGCATCGCTTTTATTTCCATCTTTATCAATGTTTACATAAAAAATTTCTCCGCCTTCAAAATCTCCAAAATATGCTACTAGGCCATAATCAAGCTCGCAGCATGTTTTCCATACATCTACCTGTGATAGTCTATGGCATTCTCCCTTTCCAGGAGAGTCGGAATGAGTAAACATTCCCTCATTCATCTCTGGAACAATAACAAGAACATTTGCTTGTGGGTGCATTACATACTCTGGGTATAGCAATTCGCTGCCCTTTTCCCAAAGTGCATGTAATTCCTTAAGTGGAGGGCTAACTTTGTTTGCATACCAGTTTATAAGAGTATCAGTATAGTTTCCGCTAAGATCATAATCTTTTAATGCATCTTCTACCGTCTTGCACTCTTCGTCTGTATAAAATCCCTTGAATAGAAACACTCCGCTTGGAGTTCCATAATCATCTGGGAAAAATGATGCCCTGGTGCAATCTTCTCTGTCATAAAACATTATTTTTTACCAACCCTCTTGAGTAGTTTTTCTAAAATTGATTCTTTTTTATGGTGTTTTTTAATTTTACAAGTTCCATCGCAGTTGTGGTTAAACTGTGGACTAGTCATAAACTTTGCAAAGTGATGTGCCATAGTAATTATATTATATCATGCAAAACCCCTACGGAGGCGGATCCGTAGGGGGTTTGTGCATTTTCATGCATACGCCAGGATTGACTCAACTAGCGTAACTCTATAATAGTATATATGTTATTAAAAATCAATACTAAAATATGTTTTTCTCAAACATTTTTTCTACGACCTGAGCTAGCAAAAAGTTTACAGATGCCGAGTATTCTTCATTTTTAAGATTTGCTTCTTCTTCAGACATTCCGCTATTCATCATAGCCATTTTGTTTGCATTTTCAAACTCGGCAACCATAAACAAAAATATTTGCTCTTTATTCATTTTCTTCTCCTGGGTTAAAAGACGGAACTGGACCTAATAGATATCCCGCCTCGTGGTACTCAATCATTTTTTCAACATCTTTTGGATCTGCAACTTTGCTGGCTATAAGGCTAAGCAAGTCATATATTCTATGAAGCATTATGTAGGTAACCATTGGTAGGCTATCTTCTAAATTACTCGTTTCCGCCTTCTGGTCGTCCTGCATCAAGCCACCATATTTCTCTACCCATAGCATCCGTTTCGGAAACTATGCCTGACTCAAACTCAAACTCTTTTTTGTTCATCTACTAATTTTACTATATCTTCATACTTAGCTATACCCATTGTATTTTTATAATTGCATTCTAGGCAATATAGGTATATTAAAGATTCTCCGTCGCCATTGCATAAAAGAGAGCCTTGATCCTGTGGGCATAAAAGCTTGGGAACAAGGCCCTCTTCCGAAAGTTTAATGTAAGTAGACACATACTGTATCCTCATTACACTTCCTTTCTAACTATTTGGGAATTTCAAATAAAATTCCTGTGCTCTTGGGGTTAGACCCTTCCAAGCTGACCAATTAATCCCGCCATTAGTCATGTGATACGCTATCTCTGCATTTATAGTTGGGTCAAATAATAGTACGTTTGACTTTAAGTTAAATTTTTCTTTACGATCTGTGCCGAGTGAACCCAACATATTGATCTGAAAAATTCCGTAGGAACTGTCTCCAGTATTCCTGTTGCCATTATATGCCATTGGTCGTCCGTTAGACTCCCTCTTAGCAATGGCCCAGGCCGTTTTAAGGCCTTTACCTTCAAAACCTACTGCCATTAAAAGATCTTTTAAATCTTCATCTGACAGAGCCTGAGAAGGCTTATAAACAGTATTGCTGTACTTTTCTAAGGTTTCTTTCTTAAGTTGTACTTCTGTCTTTGGTTTTACTATTAGAGCTTGAGCGGCTGGTGCACCAACTGTATTCGAAAACAAAAACATTACTGCAATTGTAATCGCTGCATATTGATGAACAATATCGCTTAAGCTTTTCTTTATATTCTCCATTGGCATTTCCTCCTTTAGAGATAGCGAACTATAATCATACCATTTGAATTAAGAATATGTCAAATCATTTTTCTATTGACAAAGAATATCTAAATAGTATACTTCGAATAGGGGGGTCGGGGGGTCAGCAAATCAACACAAATCAACATATATTATATATATGTATATATAGAGTATTATATATTATAGTTAACTAAAAAACAACAACAAAAATTATTTTTCTTTTCTTTTATAAAAAAGTTTGATACACTTATACTTCACTTAAAAAATAATCAATCCGTATGGCGGAAGAAAAAGGCGACAAATGAAAAATACTATCGAAAATCCTTATGAAAACTTTATTGCACTATCAAGATATGCTAAATGGGTAGAAGCAGAAGGACGTAGAGAGACATGGGGAGAAACAGTAGATAGATACTTTTCTTTTATGACTAATCACTTAGAAGAAAATCACAATTACATTCCAAATGAAAAGCTAGTTGCGGAATTAAAAGAGTTTGTTTTTGAACGAAATGTAATGCCCTCCATGAGATCTGTAATGACTTCTGGAGCAGCCCTTGAAAGAGATAATGTAGCTGGGTATAACTGTGCTTTCTTGCCAGTTGATTCCCCACGTTCTTTTGATGAAACTATGTATGTTTTGATGTGTGGAACTGGCGTTGGATTCTCAGTAGAATACAAGTATATTAATAAACTTCCCGCCGTACCAGAAAAACTTGAAAAAACGGATACAGTTATTGTAGTTGAAGATTCAAAACAAGGATGGGCTAAAGCATATCGTGAACTTCTTGCTTCACTTTGGGCAGGATATATTCCAGCAATTGATGTAACAAAAGTTAGACCTTCTGGTGCAAGATTAAAAACAATGGGTGGTCGCTCATCTGGTCCACAACCACTGGTTAACCTTTTTGATTTTACTATTTCAAAATTTAAAGGTGCAACAGGAAGAAACCTTAAACCAATTGAGTGCCATGACATAATGTGCAAAATTGGTGAAGTGGTTGTAGTTGGTGGAGTTAGACGCTCCGCAATGATTTCACTTTCAAACATAAATGACATTGAAATGGCACAAGCAAAATCAGGCAACTGGTGGGAAGCTAGCCCACAACGTGCACTATCTAATAACTCAGTTGCATATTCACGCAAACCAGAAATGGAGCAATTTATTGCAGAGTGGAAATCACTTTATGATTCAAAGTCTGGAGAACGTGGCATTTACAACGTTGCAGCAGCACAAGCACAAGCAGCTAAGTTTGGTAGAAGAGATCCAGAGATACACTATGGAACTAATCCATGCTCTGAAATTATCTTGCGTCCATATCAGTTTTGCAATCTTTCAGAAGTAGTAGTTCGTGAAAATGATACTAAAAAAGACATTCAAAGAAAAGTTGAGTTAGCAACTATACTTGGAACATGGCAATCTACACTGACTGATTTCAAATATCTTCGAAAGATATGGAAAGATAACACAGAAGAAGAAAGATTACTAGGAGTTTCTTTGACTGGACAATTCGGACACAAGTTTATGTCTGGAAAAGAAGATATAGTTATGCTTGAAGCATTCCTAATGACTCTTCGTGAAAAAGCAAGAGAAGTAAATAAAGAAGAGTCTGGGAAAATTGGGATTCCTGAGTCTGCCGCTATTACATGTGTAAAGCCTTCTGGAACAGTGTCTCAATTGGTCGGGGTATCTTCAGGAATGCATCCATGGCATTCTCCATATTATATTCGTACAGTTCGTGGTTCAAAGGGAGATCCAATTTCTACATTTTTAAAGGAAGTTGGAATCCCAGTAGAAGATGACGTAATGAAACCAAATGAGACTTATGTATTTTCATTTCCAGTCAAAGCTCCAGAGGGAGCAATTGTAAGAAATGACCTAACTGCAATTGATCATTTAAATATTTGGCTAGTTTATCAACGTGCATGGTGTGAACACAAACCATCAATTACTGTTTCTGTAAAAGAAGAAGAATGGATGGAAGTAGGGGCTTGGATATATAAAAACTTTGATGAAGTCTCTGGTATTTCATTCCTGCCTCATTCAGATCATACATATAAACAAGCTCCATACCAAGAGGTTTCAAAAGAAGAATATGAGGCATTGGTTGCAAAGATGCCAAACAATATTCGCTGGGAAGACCTATCATTTTATGAGACAGAAGATGGAACCTCACCCTCTGCCACCCTCGCATGTAGCTCAGACGGAAATTGCGAGCTTGTAGATATATCTGCCTAGTGGTAGAATAATAGTATTGGGTAAAACCAAAATTCATGGGCAACACCGCCCAAATGGAGATGACAAAATGGCTATCAAAAAATTTGATAAAGCTGATTTAAATAAAGATGGGAAAGTAACTATGCAAGAGCAAATCTTAGCAGCAGTAGGAACTTACGGAAGAGCATTTTTGGCAGCAGCCACGGCTCTATATATGACTGGCAATACTAATCCAAAGGATTTAATTGCAGCTGGCGTAGCAGCAATTGCTCCAGTAATTTTAAAGGCACTAAGTCCAAGTAATAAAGAATTTGGATTTACAAGCAAGTAATTATTAGTCAATTAGGAATGCCCTTATGCTAAAATGGTGTAAGGGTATTTCCTTTTAGGGGTAAAAAAATGGCAGCTCAAAAAAATTTTCAAGTAGACGAGAATACGACGTTTACTTTTGAGGTACAATATCTTGATGAAGAAAATGCTCCAATACAATTAAACCACCATACAGCAAAAATGCAAGTAAGAGATACACAAGGTGGAAAAAAGTTGGCATTTACATTAACAGAGCAAGACGGAATAGTTATAACTCCTTCTTTAGGAAAGATTTCAGTTTCCCTATCACCAGAAAGAACTAAAAAGCTTTTTTATCCTAAGTCTGCATATGATTTAGTTATAATTGATCCAAGTATTAATATAACAAGACTGCTAGAAGGATATCTAACATTAAATAGGGCGGTAACTATATAATGGCAACCCGCTTAATTGTAACCGAAAATAATCCACTTGTAGTAGTAAGAGCATCTGGGTCCCCAGGAAGAACAATTATTAGCGGTGAAGGAAACCCAGCAAATTCTCTCGGAGCCCCAGGAGACTTCTACTTTGATACAAACACCACAAGGTTTTGGGGCCCGAAGTCACTAGTTTCAAATTCTTGGAATATACAGGACAGCTTTGTTCTAGATAAGCAAGTATCATTTATGTATTCATGGGAAATGAGCCAAATAACTGGCCCAGTAAATGGCATATATTCAGTAGTTATAAATCACAATTTGCAATTTAACCCAAATGTTTCAGTCAAGTCAAGTTCTGGGGACATCTTAGAAACGGGAATAGACTATAATAGTATTAACCAAATAACATTGACAATGGCCCAGCCATTTTCGGGGACAGCATACCTGTCCTAAAAAGGAGATATAAAAATGGCAAGAAAATTTTTAGTAAGCATTGATTTAAACAAGAATGAATTACTCAATGCTAGAATTCAAAACTTAGGATCAGCCCCATCAAACCCAGTCATTGGTCAGATCTACTACAACAGTGGCGACAATGTTATGTACTACTACAATGGACTAGCATCACCAAACGGTCCATGGCAGTCAATGAGTGGTTCTCAAGAAGTAATTCAAGATGTAATTGGCGCATCAATTGAAGGCGGAGTTGGACTAACAAAGACATACGTTGATTCTACAGGAATCACAACAATAGATTTAGATGACACAGCAGTAGCAACTGGTTCATATGGTTCGCAAACAAAAATACCTACATTTACAGTAGATCAGCAAGGTAGATTAACTGCAGCTGGTGAAGTAGATGTTGCAACAGAACTTTCAATAACTGGAGACACTGGAACAACTGCAATTTCTCTTCTTACAGAAGGATTAACAGTAAATGGCGGAGAAGGAATTGATGTTGCTGTAACAAATAATGCAATTACAATTTCAGCAGAAGATGCAAGTACAACAAACAAGGGTGTTGCTTCTTTTGATGCAGCAGACTTTAATGTAAATGCAGGCGTAGTAACTGTAAAAGATATTAATTTAGATTCACAAACAACAGGTGACTATGTAGCAACTATTATTGGAACAGCAAACGAAGTTACTGTTTCTCCAAATAGCGGACATAATGCCGCAGTAACAATTGGTTTGCCAGACAATGTAGAAATTGCTGGAAACTTACAAGTTGGAGGAAACTTAAATGTTATTGGAACTGTTAACTCTGTAAACACCACACAGATTAATATTGAAGATAATAAAGTAAAGCTTAACAGTAATTTTACTGGTGCCCCAACTACAGACGCTGGATTAACAGTTGAGCGTGGATCAGAAACAGATGTAGAAATTCTATGGAATGAAACATCTGATAAATGGACATTAACTAATAATGGAACAGACTATCATGTAATTACTAGAAAGTATGCAGAAACTCTCGGAGCTTCAGCAACATCTTATACAATAACACACAATCTTGGTACAACAGATGTAACCGTACAAATCTTTGAATCAGCGGCACCATTTGCTCAAGTAGAAGCAGATGTTCAAAGATCAGCTGCAAATTCTGTAACCATCAACTTTGCCTCTGCACCAGCTGCTGGAGAATACAGAGTAGTTGTAGTAGGCTAATCATGTCTAGACAAATGCTAGTCCCACTAAGACTTCTAGCTTTGTCAACAGACCCAGTTTTTGGACAAGTTGGCGAAATTTATA